ACGAGCCGGTCGCCACGGTCTACACCAACCCGCGTCAGCGCGTGTTGTGGAACAAGGTACGTCGCCCCAACCCATTCTTCCATCTGATGGAAGCGATGTGGATGCTGGCTGGGCGCAACGACCTGCGCTTCGTCAGCCTGTTCAACAAGCGCATGAGCGAGTACAGCGACGATCGTGGTGTGACGCAGCCTGCGGCCTACGGCTACCGCTGGCGTCAGCATTTCGACTGGGATCAGGTCGCATTCGTGATCAAGGAGCTGCGCACTAATCCGCAGTCGCGCCGCTGCGTAGTTGCCATGTGGGATCCGAACACGGATCTCAAGGCCGTGGCGAATGGCGGTAAAGACGTCCCGTGCAATACGACCATCTATTTCCTCGTGCGCCCGGACGGCACGTTGGACATGACCGTCAGCAACCGCAGCAACGACGCGATCTGGGGCTGCTATGGCGCGAACGTGGTTCACATGTCGTTCTTGCATGAGTATGTCGCGCTCGCTGCCGGCCTGCCGCTGGGCAAGTACGTCCAGATCAGCAACGACCTGCACATCTACACCGATGTGTTCTCGCCCATCGACGTCGTCAGCATGCACGGCCAGCAGAGCGAACGCGACGTGGGCGAGCCGCAGCCGCTCGTCTTTCCGGGCGAGTCCATGGACGCGTGGCTGCGTGACCTGCACGAGTTCTTCCACGCATACGACAACAAGGCGCTCCACGACTACGCGCCTAAGACCGCATGGTTCAAGGACGTGGTCATGCCGATGTATGCAGCGTGGACGGCGTACAAGAACGAAGACTTCAATCATGCTTACATGCTGCTCGGCCAGTGTACGGCGGACGACTGGCTGGAGGCCGGAAAGGAATGGCTGCTGAGTAGCAAACTCGGCCAGCGCAGCCGCAGGAGCGTCGCATGAGTATGAACGCAGGACAGTACGAAGCTGCTCTGCAATTCGCAGAGCAGTACGAAGCCGTGAACAGTGGCGGAATGGTGCAGCGGTTCCACACGCACCGCACGACGGGCGAGGACACGGTCGCTTCCCATTCCTGGGGCGTGGCCGTGATCGTCGACATCCTCTGCAATGGCAAAGCGCCGGCCGACTTGCTCCGCGCTGCGCTATATCACGACATCGCTGAGTTCAAGTACGGCGACATTCCCAGTCCAGCCAAGCGGCTTATGAACAGTGAGGCGCTGCGGAAGATGGAGGATGTGTACATGCGCGAGCACAGCATGTTCGTCCAACTAGGAACCGTGGACCGCTGCATTCTCAAGATCGCTGACATCCTGGATGGCATGCGCTTTGTGTGCAACGAGTCGCTCATGGGCAATCGCACGCTCGTGCCGATCTGGAACACGTACCGCGAATACTTGGTGTCGAAGCTCTCGGAGCTGGTCACACTTGGCGAGCACGATACGTTCGCCGCTTATACAACCGAAAACGTGGGACGCTTCATCGGCGTCCTCCAAGCCAAGATGGAGCAAGCCAATGCAATCAGCAAATGAAAAGCAAGTCGGCGGTACGCATTACGCCGGCAAGACGCAGCACTGGGATTACGTGGCGCGCGCGCTGCGCGGTCGGTACTTCGAAGGCAACATCACGAAGTATGTGGCGCGTCACCGCAAGAAGAACGGTCTGCAAGACCTGGAGAAAGCGCTGCACTACCTTGACAAGCTGACGGAGATGTTCCTGAACGGAACCGTCCGCCCACCACGCGAGTCCGGCGAAGTGATGTATCCCGAAGGCGTCAGCGCGTTCGTGGAGGACAGCGGACTGGAGTACTGGGAAGCGCAGGTGATGCTCAGGGCAGCGCTTTGGAATAGCGCGGTTGACCTCGGCGAACTGAAGGGCATCATCACCGTGCTCAAGACGCGATTCGAGAATAGCCGTCTAGACGTCCAAACGCAGAACGACGGTTCCGACGGTGTTGGACAAGGTCAGCCGGCGCTCGGGCTGCTGGATAGTTTGAAGACCGCCTAGCGAACCTTAACGGCAGTTAAACGGCGCGCAGAAAGTGCTTGCGTTCTTCGACCATCGGCGTAGAGTTCGTTTCCACGGGGCGGCACACGGTCGCCTCTTCAACCCAACTGAGGAGTGAAGAACATGGCTACCGAATCCAAGTCCAAGAAGGCCGCTGCGAACGAAGCCGCCACCAACAAGGCCAGCCTGAAGACCGGCACCAAGCTCGGCACCGGCACCAAGGTCAGCAAGGGCGCTCCCGCCAAGCCCGCGAGCAAGCCGGCCAAGGCTCCGAAGGAGAAGGCTCCGAAGGCGGAAGGTGAAGGCGGTCGTCGCGGTCGTGCTCCGGCGTGGCCGCTGGATGCCAAGATCAAGGTTCTGGTCGAGAACCCGAAGCGCGCCGGTACCGCCAGCCACGACCGCTTCGCCCTGTACGGCAAGGGCACCACGGTCGGCGCGTTCCTGGAAGCGGGCGGCACGTCCGGCGACCTGCACTGGGACAGCGAGCACGAGTACATCTCGATCGGCTGATTTGCTCACTGGCAGTGGGCACCTTTGGAACCCGGCTTCGGCCGGGTTTCTTTTTGCCTGCGCGTGACCACCTGTACGGTCTTGCAGCAGCGCCGCCCAGCTACCGCGCCAGCAGCCCGGCAACGTGCCAGCCGAGCCGCCACGCGCTCCAGGCGCAGCCGTAGGCCACAACGCCAGCCAATTTGCCGGCAGCAAGCCGCTCAGACGGCGCTAGGCGGGGCGCGCAGCACCTTGGCAGTACGTAGGCAGCGACCTAGCGGCTGCACGCGCCCTGCACGGCTGTTAGCGTGCCATTGCGCAATGGCATGGTTACGCTGTACACTGGGCGCGGGTGAATGCACCATGATTGAGGAGCGAAGTATCATGTCCAAGAACGCCAACGTGCTGAAGGCAATAAAGCTGACGACCATTGACATCAACCTTGGACGTCAGCCGCTGGAAGAAGCTCGGCAGCAGCTTTATCTTGCAAATCGGGAACTCCAAGAACTGTGCGCCGTGGAAGCCAGCTATCCGCCGGAGATCCGCGAGGAGAAGATCCAGCGTATGCTCAACCATTTCGCCATTGCAAAGCACTGCATAGACTACGTGGAGGAACGTTACCGTGATGCGCTTGCTTGACTTAGAAGCTCTCGGGTTGGAGGAGAGGGAAGTTCTCATGGCGCTGGCGATAGGCAAGCAACGTGCCCAAGCCCGCGCCGTGGAACTCCAGCACTGCCGCACATGCGGCGACAATGCTCAGCGGTACTTCAAGGCCGCTGAGGTCCTGGGAAAACTGATCAACACCATGATGGAGGATGCAACATGAAGGGTGAATTCGCTGCGAACGTCGCGCTGCGGCAGACTGCCACCGCCCAGCGCACAAGGACAAAGAACGACGCCTACTGTGAAAACGCTCGGCGCGTGCTGGCTGACCTGGAAGCGCGCAAGCGGCTGCGCCGTCAGGTGGTGATTGGGCTGGCACTGACGAACGCCGCGCTGCTCGCCTACGACGCGCTCCTGCTGCTAGGAGCGGTGAAGTGAGCCGGGCGTGGTTGGTGGGCGCGCTGCTAGTGATTGCGCTAGGCGTGATGACGTTGCCGGATGACGGCGTGGTGCAGGACGCGAAGGAGTACTGCCGGAATGTTCACGCCCAGCGCTGGCCGGACTTTCATCACGTGTACGCTCAGCAGTGCAAGCCGGACGGAACTGTGAACATGAGTTACGTCTACGGCAGGTGACAAGCGATGTGCAGTAGCTGAAAGGCCGGCTTCCATGCCGGCCTTTCTTTTGTCAGTAGTTCCAAGAATATGGAAATGGCTTGTATGGACCCGTTGGACGTTTGAAATTTCCTGTATATCTTGCAAGTCCAAGAGTAAAGCGCACATCAGCATAATGTCCGTACAATGCCTCGCCACTGTTCGGATTGGCCGCGAGCGTATAGTAATTGTAGGCGATGTTATACGCGCTCGAGCCATAGCTCCCCTGCGCATATAAGTATCCATCGATAAAGACTGACCAGACTAGCCCAGAACGTTGAATGGCAATATGATACCAGTTGTGCGGAACTAGCTCATAGATATTCGGCATATTAGCCGACGCAATAAATGAAATGTATGCGCCACCTGCACAGCCCTGTAATCCGACATGTCCTGGCTGTTGAGTTCCCGTGTTGTAGAAGTACAAGCCTCCGGCAACTGCGCCATTCTGAGTATCAGGGCCAATTTGGAAGATACGCCCATAACTACTAGATGTGAGCGAATACGGCCGAAACCAGAAATCAATGGTGAAGTCTTGAGTGCCGATAGCAACGCCAGAAGCAAGCGTGCATTTCGCGTAATTGCCGTTTCCGTAGAGCGATGTCTTTCCCCACTTCGGCAAAGCAGGCGTGATCATTGTTGCACCAGCAGTGGACCACACTACACCAGCTACCTCATCAACTGGAGTTGATAACGGAGCGCCTTGGAAATGACAGAGTGAAACGACTTGACTATAGTACGGATCATCAACCGGCGCACTGCTAGTTCCGAACGAAAGTCCGGCACCATTGGCAGGCCACGCAGTTCCGTCCCATACGTAGATAAGTCCATCTGCATCATTCACATAGGCGTCGCCCGCAGTATTGCCGCTGCTGGGAAGGTTGGCATAGGTGGCAACGCGGCCTTTCAGCGCTACCGCTCCGAGTGTGCTGCTGATGATCGGCTTGGCGGGGTTGGTGTTGTCGATGTTGATATTCGTGCCCGCCTGCGGCTGCGAGCCTGCCAGCTTATAGACGTGCTTGCCAGCAGTAGCGTCCCACACAAGCGAATAGCCGTCAGCCTTGGCCGTATTGTCAACGTCTCCCAGCATAGACATCCACAACCCGCTCTCAAGATACTTGAGCGCGTTCCAAGCAGTGCTGCCGTCACCGATCTTCAGTTTGCGCGTGTCGGTTTCCAGTCCGAACTCCCCCGACAGCAAGATCGTATTCGCAGCAGTGAAGTTCGCGGCCGTGTCGCGCTTGACGACGAAGCGATAGTAGGTTGTATCAGCCATTTGCGCTTCCCCCGTCAATGATCGGTGTATTGTCTACCGGCGTGTACTGTGTAGCCGTGATGGTGTTGGTGGGCGTGCCACTGGGCGGCGTGTATGCAAACAGAATTGAATACTTGTAGGTGCTCGCGCCATTGTCATCCACTGTCCACAATTCCATTGTGACGTTGCCGGTGTAGTTCAGCGTCACGTTAGCAGTCGGCGGTCCGATATTCGACTGTGTCACAAGGACTGCGCCCGTGCTGTCCTTGAACTGGAGCGTGTAGCGCGTATTCACGGCCGGCGTGATGCTGTCATCGGTAAAGCCTATTGGCACGCCGCTCGTCTGCTGCTGACGGTTGCGGTGCGCCCATGTGACCGTGAATGTGCCGCTCACCGTGGCGGGGAAGTATGCACCTGCGATCTTCACTTGGCCCGGCGGATACGGCTTGACGGCACGCCCTGCCAGCAGCACGCTATCAGCCGGCGCGGAGGCTAGGTCGAGCGTTCCGCCCGTGGCAACCGTACAGAGCTTGGCGTTGATAGTTTCGCCGGCTGCATAGTCCACATTATCCGAGTCCAGATAGTCCATCACGCCCAGCACTGCCGTCCCTGCCGTGTGCAGCGCTGGAAGGGTGTCAAGCACGCCGCGCTTGACCGTGGTGAATGTATCGGTGCCGTTGAATGTACCGCTCACGAACTCATCGTCCACGAGCCAGATGTGATTATCTTCGACTTCGTCCAGATCTTCGTAACTGGTGAGCTGGAATGTGTCACTGCCAGTAACACCCGGCAGCGGTAGATCGGCCACGAGGACGCCATAAGGACAGAAGTCCGCGATGCCGACCTTGGCGTAGCCGCTGCCTGGATCAATATACAAATCCGCAGACAAGCCGTTCGCTGGACGCGCAGCAGCAACGCCGAACACTGCGGTTTCCGGATTGCTGGCAAGTTGATTGTCCACATTTGTTTGACCTTCCCCACGAACGAGGAAGTAGTACGGGATTTCCATGGGCGCACGCACCGCAACCGCGACAGGAGACTCCCCGCCAGTTGACGGCGGCGCAGGCGGAGGAATGGGGACGGAGTTGTTCAGCGCGAACTTGTCCTCCACGAACGACATTTTGATAGCTTTGGTGGTGCCGTCGCCGAACGTGATTTCAGTCACGCGCACGACGGTCTCGTTCATGTTGTGCAACGGCATCGTTAGCTTGCATACACTACCACGATGCAAGACCTTGGTCTCCGCATTGTAGACCAGATAGATCGTGCCGCTCGCCAACGGCTGTCCCTGCGTAAGCAAATCACGCTGAGCTACGCGCGCAGCAAGCGACGGATTGCAGATCATATCGTACGTTGTCTGCTGCGTCTGCGTGACGCCCTGCTGGAGCAACAGAGCCGGGTTTGGGACGGTGATGGTTGGGCTGGTGCCGTCGATGGACGTGGCGTAGGTGATCTGTACCGTGTTGATCAGATCCATGAACGCGGGACGCGCAAACGAATCCACTGAAGTGATTTCACTGTCCATGCTGAATACCGGCAACGTGGATGCGTCGTAGTCAGCGCGAATAAGCTGGATTGTCCACTTCAACGTGCTGCGGTCAACATAGATACAGCAATCAACATGATCCTCGAATTTCTGCATTACGTCGTCAAGACTGGTGTTGGGGTCGTCCCACATATACGACAAACCGAATTGCTCGGTGTACAACTCGTCGGCCACCGCCTGGAAGTTGGTGTCGTCTACATCAGTGCTTTCGTCATACCCGTAACCCCATTCATTGTTCACGAGACATTCGCGAATCATATGCGCAGGATTCATATCGTAAGTGTCTTGATTCTGTGGCTTCAGACGCCACGAAAACCAGAACCACACGTTCGGCCCAGTATTTGCATCGTCTATGCCCTTCACTGCGATGGCATTGGAGCCCTTTACGAAGTTCGCTTTGGGGATGGTCGTGGTATAGAAATGTCCGTATGTTCCGTAATCGTTGATCACCTGTACGCCATTAACCCAAACCGTGATGCCGTTGTCTACCCAAGCCTCAAATACGAAATCATTATCCAAATTTTCGATGTCGATGTTCGTGCGCAGCCAGCAGCCGATCGCCTGCGGTGTGACGGTCGAAGGCGTGGGGTTGAACCCATACGGGATGACGGACGGATCGTAGGAACTGCCGAATGGCGACGTACCGACTTGCCACGCACTGTCGTCGAAGCTGGGGGAGGAATAATCGGTGCTGTCACTGCGGCTGACGATCAGGTAACGCCACTGCACGCCGCTGTCATTGATGACATATGCGCCGTTGAAGATAGCGGCCTTGGTGTCGTACCATTGCGTATCGCCATCATCGTCGATATGAATACGCTCGGCCGTGATGCTCCACTGTTTCAAGTAGGGGCTGTTCCCCAGATACACGCCCTGCGACACCAGCCCGCTGACGCCAATACTGGCCGGAATAGCCGCACCGAGCTTGCTTTGTAGATAGCTGTTCGGCGTCTGACCGTCGATACCTTGCTGGAACGCGACATTGCCCACGACGCCACCTTCGGGGTCGCTGCCAGAACTCCCGCCGAACAAGTTGGGCGCGTTGATCGGAATGATGCCGCTGCCCTGCTGCGTACCAGACCATGCAAGGTTCTGGTCGCAGTAAATACGCAGAATCTTGTCGATGATCTTCGCAAGGATCATCTGGAAGCCGGCGCTATACTTGTAGCCGACGGTCGTCTTGCTTGATTTACCGCCCATGTTTACACTCCTCAACGAGCTTTAGCGCCATTGCGTCGCCGGTTGCAGCCAGCTTGTCGGACTCAATTCCGTTAATGCGGAAGTCGTCCCAGTCAAGTCCATGCTGCTCAAAGAAATCTTTCGTTCCTTTGCGACACATCTTGTTCCTACGAATGTCGACCATTGTAATGATCATCATTTCTTGCCCGACTTGCTCTTGATGGCGACAGTCTTCACATCGCCAAAATAGGTGATGTAAGTGGTGCTGATGGTCTTGGTTCCCCACAACACGCCTACTGTCCCGCCTTCATCAGCTATTGTGACATTCTTCTTCAAGTCGCCGGGCGTCGGCGCCTGCGTCTTGGGAGTCTTAAACAGACCAAGTGGATCGAGCCATACTGACCAGTTCATAGCTGTTATCCAGATGTGATTGAAGAACCCGCCATCGGATTCTTTACCGGAATCCACGGAAAACCGCCAAAGCGGTTCAGATTGTTGAACACGCCTTGGCACGTAGACATCTGCTGCGTACATCCTGGAGCGATGTACACCGCAACCGGCCCGGACGCGAACGCTTCGTTCAATACATCCGAGCCGCGAATGATGGTGAATGTATTGCCCAAGCCGGTCACGATGTAGCGATATGTTCCATCGGGCAATATCAGCACGCCCGAAGCATAGTTGCGACCATCCACGCCGCTAATGGTGAGCGTGGTGCCGTCAGCGCTGATGGCAGTGACCGTGACAGCCAGTTTGAAGTCGTCGATGTTCATCTTGCAGCGCGGACCGTACAACGTGTGCCGGCAAGTGCGCTGGAACAGCGGTCGCGCACCGATCTGTCGGTTTGCGCTGAACACGTTTTCGAACGTTACCGTCAATTCTTCATTGTCCGTGTTTTGATCGGACATGCGGCCACGGAAAATGAGATCGTACGTACCGTCCTCATTCTTGGTGGTGAGCTCTAGGCGGATGATGGAGTCGACGCCTGACGAAAGAATATGCTGCGCCATCCACAATCGCAGCGGCATCTTCACATCGATCGTTGACTTGATCGTGTTACTGGTGTCGGACTCCTCACCACGACCCATCACTTGTGGCGCGTAGGTGTTGCCGTTGTAGGTTTCAGCTTCGTTGGACGACGTGTACGCATACGTCGCCGTTCCTTCGGTAAACAGATAGAGTTCTTTGGTGCTCATGCTGCAATCTCCAGAGCCGGGAAGTTGCTGGTGAAGTATCCGGCTTGCTTATGGCCGATGCTCAGCGAATCGGTATCCAAGCGGTTCAGCGCTGCATAGGAAACGCAGAGGATGCGCGACGCGTTGATGTTCAGTGCGCTACCGAGCGTGATCTGTGCCGTACCGTCGCCCAGTGCAGTCGGCGCGCTGTACGGGCGGAGCTGCCACGTGCCGTCGTCCAGGCCAAACGCTACGACGTTGCGCTTGCTTGCCAGTGCAGCCACGAAGTCATCGTCGTAAAACTTGAATGTCGTGGTGATATTGCCGGTGCTGGCTTTGCGCAAGTTCGACTCGAACGTCGGCGCGTAGAATGGGCGGAACTTGCCTGCACGACGGTAAAAGAACTCCTTCAGCGCACGGATATCGCTTGCGCCGCTGCCGTCGGTGGCGTAGTTCTTGGAGTAGCGCTGCGGAATCCACGGCGTGACTTGATAGATGTCACCGACGTCATAATCGCTGGTGTTCTGCTGCTGCGTAAACGTATTGGAGCCGCCCGAGCTATCACCCGCCAAGTACGGATCGGTATAGAGGTCGTATCCGTTGTATTGCGGCGGCACGGTCACGCCCAAGCCAGTCAGCACATTCGTGATCTGGAACGTGAGCTTGGCTTGGCTGTCAAAGCCAGTGGGCGACGTGGTGATGTCCCCCACCACGTAACCGACAAGCATGGGGATGACATACACCACGCCGCTGAGCGTAGTGCCGTTGGTCAGCGTGATGGAGCTGCCAGTGATCGACTGGATTTCCTTCACTTCCCACTTGCAATACGTCTGATACAGCAAGACGGGCGAGCCGGCGCGCAAATCGTGAACCGTAGTGTCCACATTGAATACGGTCTGCGCGTCTGCTACGCCCGTTACTCGCTGCGCTTCCGTCCAGAACGGAATGCCCCAGTTGTTGCGCACCTGAGAAAACGCGATGTTGAACACGCCTTGCGTCATCAGGTATTGCAGCGGATACGTGTATTGGATCGTATGGCGCGGCAGTGCGCGCATCATGTTCCGTTGCTCGTTTTCCGCCGTGTAGGCAGTCAGTACATCCGTGTAGAACTCAAGCGTTTCGGTGCCGTCACTGGGGGCGAACGGAAGGAACGCCAGCGCGCCGAAGTTCGTGGAGTTGAAGATCAGGCTCACTTGTTGGTTCCCCCATTCCGACGAACGTGCGTGACCACGATCTTCTCGCCAGCGGGGCCGGACATGTAGCTTCCGATATCGCGCTGGTCGTCCACCATCAAGAACTTGTAATTGTCCGCCGGCTTGTTGACGACGACCGGCTGATCCTTGCTGTTCGCGTACTTGGCATCATAGGTGCCGTCGTGCATGGCTTCGAGCTGCGGACGATATTTGTTGGTCGTCTGCGCGTTGCTCACCCACTCCTGACCATGCACAAGGCCGGCGACCGCCGTAGTTGCCATGTCGCCGGTATAACCGCCTGTCATGTAACCGGGCGTCGTGCTGCGGATCTTCTGCACCTGCTCGATGCCTGCGATCACCGCTGCCGCTGCCGCAATAGGTGCCAGGATCCAGCCGACCATCGGAATGGCTGCTGCGGACTGGTACGCTGCTGTCGCGCCGGTGTACGTGTTGATCGTCGCCTGCGCGATCGCAGCCGCCTTGCCGATAGCTGCGACCTTCTTGTTGCTGGACGTCTGCAACTGCTCCACCGTGCCGAGAAAGCTCTGCGTCGCGCTCAAGCGTGCAGTCAACGCCATGGAGTTGACACGCGCCGTCATGATGGCGGCGTCAGTGTCGCTGATCTGCTGTTTATTCCGCAGCGCGTCGATCTCCGCATAGTATTGCTTGTACTGATCGAGCTGGACTTCGAGCGCCTTCTGCGTACCTTGGAACAAGTCCGGGTTTTGCTTGATGAGATATTGATCAGCCTGCTCCTTGCTGATGCCGCCATTGCCCGGCCCTTTGGCTTGCAGCTTGTCAAGCACAGTCAGCTCGTCGGAGAACGACTTGGTCTGGTCAATCACCGACTTCTGGATACGCTGATAAATCTGCTGCTGCGCAGTCAGCTTTTCGATTTCAGCGTACTTCTTTTCTTGGTTCTGAATCCACGCATCGTCAACGACCACGCCCTGCTTCAACAACTGCTGAGCGTCGGCCTGCGCCTTGGTGGCGTCGTCCGTTGCTTTGCCGGTTTGCTGGAGCGACTTGATTTGATCGTTGAGCTTGTCCGTCAACGCCTGCGCAGGGTTCAGCGTATCCTTGAGCTGCGCCTGATACTGGGCGAAATAGAAATCGGCTTGGTTCTGCGTCAGGTCGCCCTGCTGAACGGCCTTGTTCAGCAGAGTCTGCGCGTCGTCCAGCTTCTGCATTGCACCGACCGTGGGGTCGATGGTCGAAATCAGTGACTGGAGCTGCTTCTCGTACTCCAGCCACGGCTTGATGAGCTCGTCAGCAGACGGCCCTTTCTTCGGCTTGCCGTTTGCTTCCTCGTTGAGCTGCTCCACCTTGCTCGCATAGCTGCCGCCGCCCGTGGGCAGGCCATTCGCACCGAACTGGACGCCTTGTAGACGCTTGTCGTTCGGATCGAGTAGATAAAGCGTGCGATACTGCTCCGCCAGCTTGGTGAGCTGCTGCTGAAGCTTGATCTGCTTCTGCGTTTTGTCGTTGATGCTGTCGATACCTTCGCCAGCATCCAGAACGGCCTTGCGCTGCTGATTGTACTGCTCGGTCGTCTTGGCTGCGTCCTGCGCCTGGACGACCTTCTGCTGAGCGGCGTACATCTGATTCCAGAGTTTCGTGCCGTAGGCCAGCGCCTCGTTATTCGCAGGATCCTTAAGATCCAGATTCAGTTCCTTGACGCGCGCAGCCCAGTCCATATACGCCTGCTTCGCAGTTTGGAATTGCTGCATATCAGTCGGCGTTGCACCGATGCCCTTTGCCCAATCGACGATGTTCGCAGCTCCGGATTTCCAGCGATCAAGCAACTTTTCCAGCGTGCCCATGCTCGCGTTGAGCTGGTCGATCTTGTCCTTCGTTTCATCAGCGAACGCAGCGGCGATTACCTTGGCAGCACCGTACTTGTCGCCGACGTTCTGCAACTGCTGGGCGTGGTCACGCACATCGAGCGTGAGGAAATGGAACTTGGTGTCCATGTCATCCGCCCATTTGATCGGATCGTCGTACAACTTGTCGAATGACTGCGCGACTTGATCAACACCTTCGCCCGTCAGCCGCATCATGTTCTGCGCAGCTTGCCCCACGGTTCCAAGCGTGTCGCTGGTGCTGCGCCCAGTGCTGATGATAGCTTCCAGCAATTGCGTCGTCTGCGTGGTGTTCTGATTGACCGTCGCCATGGATGCAGCCAGTGTCTGCACCTGAGAATCAGTCACACCGGCATCTTGACCATAGATGATCAATGCGTTGTTCAGCTTGACGCTTGCTTCGTAGCCGCTGATGAACGCAGCAGCCATCGCGATGGTCGCAGCCGTGACAGCAGCAATGCCCAGCCCGATGGGTGTGAACAGTTTCTGCAAGATGCCGAGACGATTGCCCAGCGTGATGGCGCTGCCTTCCAGGCGAGTGAAGTTGCCGCGCGCGATTTCGCCCATCATGATGCCGTATTCACGCGCCACGCCGCCGCTGATGGTTCCGGTTTCCTTGAGCGCCGCGCCGGCCTTGGCTGCGCCAGAAGCAACGTCGTCGTAGACGGCGCGCTTGCCGGCGATACCCGTCATCAGTTTTTCGTAATCGGCCATGCTGATGACGCCCTTGTTCCGCAAGTCAGTCAGCAGAGCTTCGTCAGCAGCGATCTTCTTCAGCGCCGCGTCTTGGGGAGCGTATGCGCTGGTGAGCTTCTGGATCGCCGCCTGTTCCTTGGTGATGGAGCCGCTGACCTTGCTGAGCTGGCTGTCCAACTGCCCGATCATCTTTTCGTACTGGCTTGCGTTGAGCGTGCCGTTGGCGTAGGCGGCGACCACTTGGCCTTCCAGGTCGCGCCACTGCTCCATCGTTTTGATGTTCCCGCCCATTGCATCTTCCAGCGCTTCGAGCTGGAGCATCTGGCGGGTTTGGGCCGCCGCAGCCGCCGCGTAGCCGCTGGCCGACGCCTGCTGAGCTGTAGCGTTGCTGGCCGCAGCCGCAGCCGCCCCCTCTAGGGCAGTAGCCTGCGCCTTGGCGGCGGTCGCTGCGGCGTCGCTCGCGGCCGTCTGGGCGGTGCTGGCAGCGACCATGTCCTTAATGCGTGCCACGGCCTGCGCTTCGCTCTCGCTAAGCTGGTCGACGGCCTTGGCGTTGTCCTGCGCGGTCTTGGTGGCCGACTGCTGCGCCTGCACGACCTTACTGACCGCGCTGACTTGGCCGGACATGGTCTGGTTGAGCTTGTCGATGCTGGTGTTCAGTCCGTTCATGGACTGGTTCACCTGCGCCAGGATGCGCATGAGCGCAGTTTGCGAATCGCCAGCTTTGTCGCTGGCGTCGGCAACTGCGTTGATGTTCGCGGCCACCGCTCGCGAACCGTCCTCTTGGACGATGATGTTTACAGTCTCATCCATTGTTCTGTGCCTCTGGCGGTTTGATGAGGCTGACGGTCTTCACCGCAGCGATGCCGTTGAGAATAGCCGTCTGAACGAAGCCTTCCGGCGCTTGCGTGGAATGGCCTTCGTTCAGCGGGATGATGTACGGGAGATTGTTCGTGATGTAGATGATGCCGCCTTGGAAGTTTTTCGTCGCTTCCAAGGCGGCTGTCAGTGCGAACTCCGTAGCCGCTGCTCCGTTCGCAGCTACGCCAGCCGACAAAGTTGCTTCGCCGGCCTTGGTGCGCTTATTGACGACTGGACTGCTGAATGTCGTTACTTCGCCTTGTGGGGCGGCACCGATGGCGACTTGCCAGTTGGACCGGGCGCGGCCCGTATCAACTGGTGTCGCCAAGACGAGCGATTGGTCAATCGCGAGAGCAACCTTCCGAACAAGCTGCGGCGCATTGACCGTGACGTTCTTCGCCACGACTCGCAACTGCGCCGCCACTTGCTTGAAGGTTGCCATCACTTCTCTCCTTTCGCTTTTGCGGCTGCTGCCGCTTCGTCATGTTTCTTCTTGTTCCTTGCCGCCGTATGTTCCAAGTACACTTCATCCATCTTACCGATAAAGTAGAACATATCCTCTCGCTGCTCGTCTTCGATTCCGTTGTATTTGCAGTACTCGTGAACCGTCAACCAGTTGATCGGTCCGATGGAGCCGTACCCAAGTTCACGGCAGGTAGTCAGCTCCCAGAACGCGATATAAAACAGATCAAGTCCAGCGAAAAGCGAAGGTGCATCGGCGATCTTCTTTGGGATTGGCATCCTGTTCCGTATCGCTTGGTCCAGGATGCCTTTCTCATAGGGTTCTTGCTCCAATCCGTAGAGCAGAACCCCCGTCAGTTTTTTGCGTCGGCGCTGCGCACTTCGTCGCGATAGACTGCGGCGGTGGTGGAGACGGTCACCACTTCGTTGAACACTTCATCGCTCGCCTTGAACAAGTCGATGCAATTGTCCACCGTGAACGGCAGTTCCGTTTCGTCGTCCGGACCGAGGACGCCTTCCCAACCCACCACGACGGTCTCGGCGTACAGACGGCGCATGATATCCGCCATCTCTTCCGAGATTTCGTTGCTCTTGCCCATCTGGATGATGCGCCGGTACGGCTTGGTCAGCACTTCGTAGCGTTGCGTGAAGGCGGTGTTGCCACCGCCCGCACGGCGCACGAAGATCTTGATCATGACGTCACGGCTGTTCTTTCCGAACAATACGGGAACGCCATTCAACTCGAGGTCCTTGTTCGACTTGAACGAGTTGAAAAGGTTGATGCCGGAGGTCTTGTTGTCACTCATGGTAGTTCGCTCCTATCTGTTTTGTGATTGTTGGGTGGAAGTGATCAGGCCTCGGCCTTGTTGGGCAGGTACGAGAAGACCTGGAAGAGCAGCGTGTGGCCGAACTTGCTGACGGCTGCGGTGCTGTCCAGCGGCAGTGTGATGGCCTGATCGGCGGTGACGGCAAGTCGGCCATTGCCCAGCGCCAGCAGCGGCACATCGAACACGATGCCGGCGTTGGCCTTTGCCATGCACACGTCCAGCGTGATGTCGGCGTTGTTGCGCACGGCCTGTACGCCTGCCATGTCTGCGAAGTACGCGGTGATCGCACCGCCGACCTCGAACATGCCCGCGCTGGTATCGAATGCGCCCAGTACGCCCAACGCCTTGTTCGCCGTCACGTTGTTGTTGATCGTGATGGTCATCTCGGTGCTGTACGCGAAGAGCGGCGTGGGCGCGGAATTGGCGGGATCCACCGAGCTCAGGCGAATGCGGCTGAAGTCGCTGGTGGTGTTGTACGCATCCGCTTCCACGATGCTCGGACGCGTGCCGTCCTTCAGGCCGTCGGTGCCGGTGCGCTGCTCGTTGTCGCAGGCGGTGAACGTAAGATCGTAATCGATCTTCGCAGCTTGCTTCATGTTCAGCGTGAACTGGTTCGCTACCGCGCCGGTCAGCAGTTCGCTCATCGGACCGTTGTCGTCGTTGCCGAGCGTACGCTCGATCTGGTACGTGCGGCGCTTGATGAGCGTGGGGTCATCCTCGTTCTTGAGGACGTCGCCCATGAACATCTGCACCGACTTGCCAGTGCCGGCTTCCGTGACCGGAGTCCAGTCCGTCTTGTCGAACTCGATGTAGTTCTGGGCGATGGCGTTGATGCGCCCCCATCCCGAGTTGTTGGCGAACGAGTTGGCCGAAGCGTCGCCACCGAGATACACGAACTCACCGGGGATCAGACCGAGCAGCGTGCAGTCCTGGGTCGTGGTGGTCAGGCGCGGATAGCTGCCTGCCGTGTAGCTGATGGCAGCATCCTCAGCGGTGAACTGGAAACCGACCACGCGCACCGCAGCAGCGGCAGGCGGAGTAGCTTCGTCAGCCAGCGCTTCGTTCACGACGAGCTCACCGCTGCCATTGCTGACTACGGTCTTCACGCCGTTGTTCGTGCCAACGCCGAAGCCGCTGGCGAGGATCATCTGGCCGGCGATGAAGCCGGTCGCTGCGGTGGTGTATTCCTTGTCCGCAGCGACGACGCCAGTGATGGCAATCGCAGCGGCGTTCATGGGTGCGGTGTTCGCCTTTTCACGGATGTCGGCGAAGATGAAGCCTTGCATCAGACGAGTGAGGTTCGTCTGCGTCAGGTCCTGATTGAATCCGCCGCTGGCTTCCAGGTCGGTGATGACGCCTTTCTTCTGCTGGCGGCTGGGGTTGATGGGCTTGCGCGCCACGGTCGTGAGCTGACCGCCGAAGTCCGAATACGAGTTCGGTTCCAGCGGCCACCACACGACGCCAGTGGTGGGCAGTTGCTTGAGACATTCCTCCTCTGCGAACCGGAGGCCGGTCACATTGGAGTCGATCTTGTTGGACGGGCAAAGTGCCATGATGCTCTCCTTGGTTCGTTAGGCGAAGGTATCGTAAGTGAATGTCGCGGTGAAGTTGACTTGATACCAAGAGCCATCAACACCAATCTCTTTTAAAATCGCGCCGCGAAACCATACTCCATGTTCAGTTTGCAGCTTTTGAATCGTTGTCTTGAGCGCGTCGGCAATCGTGACGGCCTGCTGACGTCCTTGCTTGTTGAGTGGAACGAAAATCTGGGTGAAGAGTGTGCCGGTGGCGTTCCATCGGCGAGTTGCGTCCGCGCCGGCAAGCGATGCCTGCGTGCCGGTCGCATGACGGATCATGGTGTACGTCCACGCAGACTGATTATCCGGCGGAGTGTGGTCGTCTAGACCGTCGTACTTGCGCACCACGTCCGGGAACTGTCCCGTCAGCACGGCGGCGACTGCGCCGTACATATCGTCGATCGCCTGCTGCGTGGTCGCGGTCATTGGCGCACCTGTAGCGTATACATGATCATCTGCTGGCCGTCGACGCCGAGCGGATCGATTCCGACGACCGTCCAGTTTTCAGTGACTCCGTTCTTCATCCGAGTGATGCGGCCCTGCAAGTTCGGTTCCAGCGTCAATCCTTTCGCTGCCACCAGAACCTTCAGATCGCCTTGCTGAATCGTGAACGGCGCTTTCTCACTTTGACCGTATTTGGTTCGCGACGGAAAGTTGAGCCAGCACGCGATCACATCCTGCGACTGTTCCGTATCGTTGCTCTGCGCATTCCATTCCGCAGAAGGATCAGTAACCGTGGTCGTCACATAGAGCTTCGCCTGACCGCCATACTTGGTGATCAGGCGCGATGCAGTTTCGATTTGACGGCTGTAATCCATGACACTAGACTCGTACAGTGGACAAAAGTGCCCCACTGCTACTATACAACGGCTGCAATAGAGATTCAACCTTTGGGTAGCTGGCGCTAAACCCGGTCGTATTCATCTCCGCAGGCGTCATGTACTGCGTCTCGATCACGTCCACCTTTTCGATCTTGACAGGCGTGCCGGTCGTATTGGCTTGCAGATCGTTCCCCGAAGAAATCTCTACCGCGCATTGGGCAAGCGCGCTGACGAGCTCAACCGGAATTGCGCTGCCGCTGAGGGGGATGTCGTCGATATAGACGTCGTATCGCGGCCACTGCAACGCCTGCGCTGCGTGCGTGTTGACGTCCGGCGGCAGTGGGATGGGGAACCAGTCGTCATCGTGAAAGCCGACGACGCCGGTGTACGTCTTGGAACCTTGGAATCGCGCACGTTGAGCTTCGATGTAGCTCATGCCTTGCAGGATCAACGCTTCCACCGCACTGTCATCCGATGGAAGCGTCGTCCCGCGTGCGCTGGCGTAGGCTTGAGCATCCGCGACGCTGATGTAGCTGTTCGCGTTCGCGACGCCGGTGCCATCTTCTACGATCAGCGTCATGACAGATTACTCCTGTTCCTGCGCGAGTGCGCGAGCTTCGGCCTTGGTGATCGGCTCGTCGTTCAGCTTATCGCCGTCTTCGTTGTAGACGTCCCACTTGCCACGGCCAATTTCGTGCAGGTAGCAATCGCCCACCTGCTCGCCGGCAGTGTGGTCGAACTCTTCGTTCTCGTCTTCACCGTAGCGCGGGAAGTTCTCGTAGATCTTCGGCACGGCACCAGCAACGAAATCACACTCTTCGGGATTGCCTTCCACGAGATGCGCGTTGCGGAAGCGTGCGTTCATGCTGTCGCCTTCTTCCTGCTCTTCGGGGCTGGGCACCGAGCCGTTGATGAAGTACAGCACAATCAGTTTCTTCTTCATAACTCACTCCTCAAAAGGACTGGGGCG